AGATGAGTATAGATAAGAAAATACCGAACCCTTCCAAACGAATGAATATTCTCGGAAGAAAACAGTATCCAGGAGATACCAACGCCGTAGATGTAATTAATTACAGTTTTGATGATTGCTGGCGGGCAATCGGCTGGCTGTATTTTTTAGTGATAGCTTTAGTAGCAGTGGTATTTTACAAGATTTTAGATGAATGAATTTAAAGCCAAAGGAACTGTTAAGGGGGAGTGAGAAGTATTCTTAAAACCCAGATTACCAGAAAAGAAAGGAGTGTGAGGAGCAAAATGTGGATTTCCAGAAAAAAATGGAATGCACTAGAAAAACGAGTGGCCGACCTTGAAGCGGAAGTTCAAGGCCAGCCGATAAGATTATCTGCAAATATCAAAACTCAGTTAGGTAATATCGATATTTCAGATATTTCAGGCGCGCTTGTTGAAGAACTAAAAAAGGTTGTAGTCAATCATTTTGATTAAGCTTTTCATATTCGGAAATAGCAATCACAGCGGTTTGGGCCGAAATTTGAGCAATGATATTTGCAAGAGCATGGGTATTGCTTTTATCTTCCGGATAGATTTCTTCCATGCGTTTCAGGATGGCTTCTTCAAGTATTTTGGCAGTTTCTTTCGTCACAACAATAAAATCAAGTATAGAACGGAGCGGAAGAAAAGGCAAGGATTCAAATTAGACACATAGGAGGGAGCAGAGTGAAGTGGAAAGTTGAAGAATTTGAGACTGAGGACGGGAGGTGAGAGAAATGGAAGGAAAGAAAGGTTCTATAAAAGAAGCTACAGAAGTCGTTAATAACTGGCTGGAGGATGAAAAGCTTAAGGCTAGGCTTTGGAGTCTGGTAAACGATTGGAATTCTTTGTGCAGTCAAATACAAAATGTAAAGGATAGAGTGGATGCTATGGAAAAAGACAAAATCAATCAGGAAGCAAAAAAATCCGAAAGACTTAGTAATATTGCCCTCGGATTTTCTGTATTCACTTTAGCAGGGATTATTTTTATCGAAGTCGTTATCAAGTCTGCCATCAAATAAATGACTGAAAGAAAATGGCAAGTTCACTTCGGTTTAAGATAATTTCTATACACAAAGCAATCAATGAAATTGCAATGGCAAGCCAACTTTTTACATCGGCTTTATTAGCTTTTTTAGTTGAGATATCGGACAGGATTTTTGACGATTCGGCAATCTGCAAAGAATTTTTAGCCTGATTTTCAGCACTTACCGCAATATGTTCGATAGCTTCTATTTGCCGGTTCAAAGAAATTTGCTGTTCTTGAAATTTAGGACCGAAATATTCAATGGTTCTTTGAGAATCAGACTTCATGGACTCATGCATTGCTTGTCTATCTTCTTCAGATAGGTGGGATAACTTCATATTTGGAACTGTATTTAAAGCATCAGCTTGAGTAAATCCAGAATTGATAAATAAATCTAAATCAGTTTGGGGTTCTGAATCAGTAATCTCTTTAGGACGGACAGGATGCAGAAATGGTTTTATGTTAGACACGGAAAATCTCCTTTCGTTTGCATTTAATACGAGTACAGTATAGGACAGAGGGGAAGAAAAGACAAGGGAGGTGAAAAAAGATGGTAGCACCCTATCAACCATTATATACGGTCAAGGAAGCGTCCCAGGTTTTACGGGTCAATACCTCAAAGGTATATGAACTGATAAACACCGGACAGCTGCCGTACCTGTTATTAGGGCAGAAAAAGATCCGGGGCTCGGATCTGGAACAATTTATAGAGAAGTATCCGGTGGCACAGCCGGAAGAAGGAGGGAATCATGCAATCAGAAGTAATTAAGTATCAGCCCCCAGTGGAGGGCGTTGTAGTTACTCAGGAAGAGGAACAGCAGATCCTGAAGCTGGGCCGGATCATGAGGGAACAGCTGGATCAGAGCCATAAGGATGTGCGCCTGTTTGGCAGACTGTCTACGGTGATGGCGTTCCTGCTGGGGATGGAATCAGCGGTGCTGTTTTTGATGGCCGCCGGAATCATAGCACTGTGAGAGGAGATAAAATGTATGAATCAGAGATTGAAGCGTAAGATCGAGAAGCGCAGGAGACAGCAGATCTGTGAGGCGCTGGATCTGTGTTTGCAGATCAATGGGCTGCAGGAAAGCAAGAAGGAGCTTACAGGAAACCATCCCACAGCGATTATGCATTTTTGGGGACATATCGGCATGGTAGATGGGGATTTTTATGCATCTGGATGGAGCAGAGAGGCAGTTGTTACCCGACATTTTGAGGAGCGGCTGGACAGGCCTGGGAAAATGGATCAGATCCTTTGTGAACTCAGGCAACTGAAAAAGGAGCTGCACAGCGGCAACTGTGTTAGGTCCGGAAACTAAAAATCAACACCCTCTATTATGAGGGAGAACCGAGGGAAAATCAAGATGGCAAACCGAAAAAACGATGTTTTTTGCGCAGACAACCAGTATGAGGAAGCCCTGATGCTTATGGGGCGGGTCAATGCGCTGGCTGGAATCATTAAGGCAAGCAGGTATACGATGATCGAATGTGAGACTGTGGCGGCAGTATTGGGGTTCGATTTGGGTGCTGAATGCGACGAGAAGAAGGAGAAAGAATGTACTACAAAGGAATAGGCCCTGAGGCTGGGACGATCGTAGAAGAAGATCAGGCATATCAGTACGCCTTGGAACGGTGTGCAAATGCCACTCTGGAAGAGAAGCAGGAGTTTGTGGACTGGTATTATTCCGGGAATTGGGCTGAAATGGAGGACTGGGAAAAATGAAAAAATTCAGAACGTTGAGGGCAGATGAGATTGATTGCAGGGTAGCCACAGTAACAGAGAAAGGCATCACCCTTTTGCTGTATAAGGACGCCCGATGTGATATGAATATCCTGGACGAAGCTGTGGGGGCGGAAAATTGGCAGCGCCACCATTCCAGAGATAATGCAAACTGTACAGTAGCTATCTGGGACGATAGCAAGAATCAGTGGATCGAGAAAGAAGATACAGGTACAGAGAGCAACACAGAAAAAGAAAAGGGATTAGCTTCTGATTCTTTTAAGCGGGCCTGCTTTAATTGGGGAATCGGCCGGGAGCTGTATACAGCGCCGTTTATTTGGATCCCATCCGGGAAATGCAAGATTGAGAAGGCAGAAGGTAGCGGAAGAGCAAGATTCACCTGCCGAGATCGGTTTTCAGTGAGCCAGATTGGCTATGACGCTGAAAATAATATTAATGCATTGGTAATTAAGTGTAAGAATAAGGTGGTTTTTACGATGGGGCAGCTTGAACCAGATGAAAATGCAGAGGTCTCAGAAGCGCAGGGGACGATACTGGTAGAAACAGCGCATATCAATACGCTGTATCTGGAATTATCCAGAACGGGAGTGGGCTTAAAAGGGATTCTAAAGAATTATGGTTTGAATAATATTCACGAGATGAATATAGACCAGTTCCGGGACGCAATGGATGTTTTGAAGGGAAAGCAGGATAAGCCAATAGACCCTGCCACAATTCCTCCGGAAAATGGGGCCGATGGACTTCCGTGGAATAATCCGGAAAGGCAGTAGTTTATGGAATTTACAGGGAGGTTTGTAGGCGGCCTACGTATTGATCTGGAATCCCACAGAATAGAACTGACAGTGCAGTGTGACCGGGATGATATCGGCCCGGAATGGGATGATTTAAGAAAAAATGAAAAGCTGGCTTTTACTGTGAAACCATGGAAGAAGAAACGCAGTTTGGATGCAAATGCTTATTACTGGCAGCTGGTGACAAAACTGGCGGACAAGCTCAACATTTCCAAGCCGTACCTGCACAACATACTCTTGAGGCGGCACGGTCGTCCGGAGGTCATTGACGGGCAGATGGTATTTCTGGTTCTTCCAGATAGCGAGGAAGGGACTAAAAAGGCGGATGAAGCTGAGACCTACCATATCCGACCTACGTCAGAAGTAAAGACAGGGAAGGACGGGAAACTGTACCGTACATATGTAATGCTGCGTGGATCAAGCACCTATGATACCGCAGAAATGTCTG